GCTGATGACTACACCGACTGCTTAGGTTACAGCTACAGCGGCAAGACAGCGGGCTACGTCTACTACGGGGAGGAAGATGACCAAGTAATAGAGTGGGAGATCTCTATAGTATTCTTCAGCCTGAAGACAGGGGACGACGCTCGCCTCGAAGAGGAAGGTTCCGCACTGTACAAGAGAGCCGTCGATAAGGTTGAGTACATGAACACAGTGTACGAACGCTCTGACGTCCACATACGCTACAAGCTAGTGGCTGTAGGCTCAGGAAACTGGCACGGATACGGACAGCCGGGAGTATGGTACCCACAGAGCGGCACCAACTGGAGCGTATTGAACAAGTCTGACATACAGCTAGGCGTGGGCACTTCCTGTCCCAACACCTGCGGATGTGCCATACCTCAGACGTTCTTCGCTGAGAACAACACCCACCCGATAGGCTCCGCCTCGCTCTGCGGCGGGTCGGTAGACATCCACGAGATAGGTCACTCGGTCGGACTGGCGCATGGTCCAGATAACAGGGACTTCGCCCGCAACGGCTACATCTTCCGTGACTTCGGCCACGGCCACAGCACTCCGTTCTGCGGAATATGGACTGACATCATGTCCTACGATCCTAATGCTGTAGTAATTAACAACAGCCGTCAGACGTGCAGAGACTATGCGGAAGATCCTGAGCTATACCGCAATATATCAGAGGATGAGTACAACGACCCAGCCGGTAGTAGGGAGTATGCAGACTCAGCATACCACCTCAACCGCGTTAGGTATGACGTATCCCTAGTCCACTGCGCCACCGACAACAAGTGCACCCCCGACCAGACAGGTCCGGTGCAGGTCGAGGGGGAAGAGCTAGATCCAGCCTCTGTAATTAGGGACGACCTCTCCAAGTTCCCTGACGGGCCAGCTATAGCCGAACGCGAGAAGCGGGAGCTAGAAGCTATCCTGAGATCCCTCTGATCCCGCGTATCAACCTAACCAAACCGTGCCCCATTTCTTCGGGTGACGGTATCGCCCATCCCGCGAACAATACCAACAATAACAGCACGTGGATGGGCATTCCTGCCTCGTTTATCACAGTACCTACACTCCCCTCGAACACCTCCCTTGTACCATTGTCCACTGAGACGGCCGTATTGGCGTTCTGAGCGACGTTATCATCACCCGTACTACGGGCCTGCCCTACGTTAGCCTTTGCCTCTATGCCCTTCTGAGCGCCTCCTAGGAGGACATCCTTAGCTAGCGGTGCCAGTGCGGCACAACTACTCAGGCTCAGGCTCAGTAGCAAGACGTACAATACGCTTCTCAGCATCTGCCAACCTCCTCTCTAACACGGCAACATCGTCCATGATAGGCACGATCACTGCAAACCAAGCGGCCGTGAAGGCGGTGGCTAATACGCTAGCCCCTGCCGTCACAATACGCCTGCGTGCCTGCATCATCTCGCGATGCCGTTCATCTAAGATATCAAACATATCTTTATTGTCTTCTGCCAATCCATCGAACCTCTCCCGTATGTAGTCAAGCCTCTCGTCCGAACGCTGTGACAGGTTCTTCATCTGCTCAGCAGTCGTGGCGAGGGCGGTGCCGTGCATCGACAGCTCCCTCTCCACGTGGCCTAGCTTCCTTGTCATTTCTTCATTAGCCATGCCAATCACCTATCTATCATATCGTAAAGAGAATCCATAGAAAGCATACCAGTGTCTGACAGCCGGTCGCCTGTGACCGCCCTGCTTATCCTGTCTGCTTGTGCCACTCCCGGAACGTACGTCTGACCGAATCGAATCGCAGGGTCCACGTTACCGACAGCCGCCGAGGTCGCCGCATTCACTGCCGCTTTGCCCATTCCGATAGCCGGTGCGTTAGTAGGATCGAACACATCCCCGCCAAACTCTTCAGCCCTCACGTTAAAGAACCCGCTAGAGGTGTTAGATACCAGCTGATTCAATGTAGTGTCGCCGAGGAACTCAAGGGCTTGGTTGATGTCGCCCATCTCATAGCCACGTATATCTGCATCTCCGGTGAAGTAGTCGCGGAGGTCGTCCCGCTCATACGCATCGTTGATGTCCTTACGGAAGTCATCCCAGATACCGTTAGCCATTCCCATAGTAGCCGTGTAGACCACCGAGTTACGGACAGCAGACTTATATGCCTCCTTGCCCTTGGGCGTGTTGATGCCGTACTTGGCTACGTCCTTGGCGTTGAGGTAGATGTCCGAACGTAGGCGGTTGTACTGCCGGTTCATGTAAGACAGCATACCGTAGAACACGCGCCCGTTAGGGTGGCGGTTGAATGCCATCGGCATAGACGAAGCGTATCCCGGCTGAGCGAGACCTAACGTCTGAGCGTACCACTCACGAACCCACGGGTTGTTGGCATCTCCTGACGCCAGACCGTTGGCCGCTTGCTTTAGCTCTTGATTAGTCATGCCTCGCGCCGCAGGGTGCTTAGCCAGCTTAGTGTAATCGCCGGTCTTGACAGCATTCTTAGCGAGGTTCATCCCCGCCTTGACGCCGCTGTTACCCACGATCTCTTGGCCCATCTCGTTGACAGTACGTACGCCAGACGCGGTGTAGAAGAAAGAGGACACATCGTCCACCACCTTCTGTATAGACTTGTCCGCGCTTGCGTGTACTTCGCCCATGAACTGACGTCCCAGACCCATTGTCTCGTTGTTCACCCAGTTCTGATCGAACAAGTTCTTACGAAACCCCGGAGACTGACGCGCTACGCTGTTGATCGTAGCCCCCACTGCGGGGATCATGGACTGTGCGGTGGCCTTGATGCCGTTCATGTAGATCGGCAAGGTTACGCCTTCAATGGTGTTGAGCATGGCGTTCGACCAGTTAGCCAGCAGGCCTGTTGAGCTGACCTTACGCAGTGCTGAGCCTAGAGAGTTACCTCCCGTCTTGGCACTGATCAAGGTGGCCCGTAGCCCTTCGGCTAGGTTGTGGCTGGCCGCAGACGTACCGCCCTGCTGTCGTGCTTCCTTCTCCACAGCGTCGATGAGCGCGTCCACACGGGACTGCCCCTTGTACGCAGGCTTTAGCGTAGCCAGCACATCGTCGGCCCCGTCCTTGAAGAACGTCTGAGCCAGTGCTCGTGCGTTTAGTACGTCCTCAGAGTAGTTAGCCATAGCCGTCATAGGGTTCTCGTAGTCGTCGAACCGTGCTCGCTTACCGTCCTTCAGCTTCCCCTTACTTTCGCGGGGGAAGTAGTCGTACATCTTCTTCTTGCCCTTCTGGAACGCAGGCATGTCTAGCGCGTTGACTTCTCGGAACACGTCACGCATCTTGGCGATGGTGTCGTTGCCTTCTGCTACCTTGTCCAACATGAGAGGGACTTCGGGCCCTACGTCAGACGGATCAACCTTGTATCCGATGTTAACCATCTGATCGTACAGGTCGGGGTTGTTCTCGAACAGCTTGTACGCATCCTCTGAGAACTCGTTCATAATCCCGTGTACTTCACGGTCAACGAGACGCATCTGTTGCTCAGCGATTGACGTCAGCCGTCCTGCTCGCTTGCCTGCATACTTCTCTACCCACTCGCGTGTACCCAGCAGAGCGTAGTCCGCCATCCCTATTCCCTTATCAGTCAGGCTTTGCTCAGCCTCTAGAGCAGACTCACCATCCCCTGCCTTGTTACGCTTACGATCCAGAGCTGAAGTCTCTTGGGCAGTGTCCTTACCCTTAGCCTTAACCTTGACAGTTGCTGTCTCAGCTACGCCCTCGTCTCCCCAGATGTGGGAGCCGCGACCGGGGACGTTACGTAACTCGTCCTCCATCTTCTGTAGCTGGTCAGCGTTCTTGATGAGGAACTTACCAGCCAAGCCGCCGACGGCTCCGCCAAGTACCGCCCCAGTAGCGAAGCCACGCTCACCTGTCTCCAGATCCTCAGCACCGTACTGATAGGCCGCTCCCATAGCCGCGCCTTCGCCAGCCGCTAGGGCAACCTGACGGCCCTTGCTGATGGCCTGACCTGACTTAGCGAGCACGCCTCCGGGTACGAGGAAGCCAGCCGCAATGCCACCCCACTCGGTGGCTGTAGCTAGAGCTTCGTTATCCTCACGGAAAGTAGACTGCCGCCTCTGCGTCTCGGCCAATGCCTCATCGTAGGTCATGCCGCTACCCATCATTCGCAACAGGGCATCCGCCTCGGTGCCTAGCCCGATAGCCCCCTCGAAGAAGGACACGACAGACTGACGACCGGTGCTGTACTCCTGATCGTCGCCCGCGAACGGGTCGTACTCCCCGCCGAAGGGGTCGTATGTGTTCTCGTCCTCTTCCGCGAACGGATCGTAGTCGCTCATTTATCCTCTCCTATTATATATCTCCGAAGCGGGCCGTATCTTTACCCCATGCTGGGTTCCGGGTATCGCGATGTGTTCGCTTACTCGACCGCCAGCTCGGTAGGGATCTACCTCCTTGAGGTCATCAACGGTGTACGGAGACTCGCCCAGCATCTCTGTGATCTGCTCAGTCGTGTAGCCTTCGTCGGTCATCGTCGCTACGAACTTCTTCTTGCCTACCTTCGCCAGCCCACGATCGACAACAGATTGAGTCACGGTCTTCCCATTCGGGTTAGTCCATCCCTCTACTTCAGTCGGATCTCTCTCGGGGATCTCCTCCCCTGTCTTCATCGCGATCTGCCTGTTGGTGTCTGTCTCGTGCTCCCGACGTAAAGCAGAAGCGGCGTCTGTCATGTAGGCATTAGTGTTGAGTACAGTACGTCCACCCTTGCCCTTATTGTCCGCGCCTATAGTGACGTAGTCGTCCGCCTCTCGCGCCAGCCTCTCCGCACGTTGTTCAATCTGTGTATCAGAAGGGCGATAGGTTTCAAGCGACTCACGTAGCTCTTGTACCTCAGCCTCTACCTTCCGCTCCTCTCCCCTACGTACCGCATACTCCTGCTGACCCATAGAGTTTGAAGCCGACACTAGCGACGCAGTGTGTGCGTTCCTAGCGTTCTTAAGAGACGTTGCGTCTGCCTGAGAAAGCGTTCCGTCTGAGCTTCGTCGCGTTTCTAAGTCCCGTATCTTCTCAAGCGTAGCAAGCGGACCTGCTCGTAGCTCTTCCGGTATCTCATTCACGCGAGTCGTCAGGGCATCCATGTCCGAAGGAACCTTGACATCCGAGAATAGCGCTTCCGTCTCCTCAATGCCCTTCTGGAACGTACGCATAGAGTTGAAGGTCTGACGCAGTGAGTCCTGAGCCGCCGCCGGAGCCTCCGAGATAATCCTGTCTGCTTCTGCCGGATCGTTCACTGCGGCACGCAAGGCAGGCATGTTCTTATCTAGGTACGCCTGCTCGTCCATAGCATCCTGTGCCTGCTTAGCGCGGAATGCTTCCATATTCTGCTCGTTAAGGACAGTCTGAACTTCTGGGTTCTTGAGCAACTCTTCCTTACGCCCCCGTATGGCCTCTAGGGCACGCGGGTCTACAGGGTTACCATTAGCGTCAACACCACTAGCAAGCTGTGCGTCAATAGTCTTAACCGCCTGTGCGTGGTTCTTGTTCTGTTGCCCTACCGCCCCCTTGCGAGATGCCTGAGCGGCCTCTAGCGCACGCTGGGCCTGAGCCTGTTGTTGAGTAGAGGTGGCGTTAGTTACGCGCTCCTGTAGCATGGCGATGTTGCGGTCAAGGTTTGTTACATCTCCCTCGCCTGCCCGTCTCGTGCCGTCTGATGCAATAGCATAAGTGTCGGCGTTGTACTTGATGTTCTTCTGTTCTTTCTGATCCGCCTTCAGCTCACGCGACTGTTGCATGTACATCGTAGCCGCCGCCGTGTCGCCATTACGGCTAGCCCACTGCGCCAGATTAGTGAGGTGGGCGGGGTCGTCCATATCCCCTCGGGGCTTGGTGGCCGCTTGCAAGACGGGCTTATAGGCATCGCCCATAGAACCCGTAGTCTCTGCAATCTGACCCAGCATACCGGAGAGGTTTACTGATTGGTCTTGTCCTGCCATGATAAACCCCTTATAAGAAACTCATTAACTGTCCGAGGAATCCGCCGTTATCACCATCCCCACCAGCGTTAGCCATAGTTGCCGCAAGCATCTCACCATACAGCTCTGAAGCCGCCTTGTCAGCGTTGACAGCAGTCTGAACACCGCCGAGGCCGAGCTGTGCGCCGTAGCCTGTGCCAGTAAGCTGACCAGTCTGCGCCATGTTAGCGCCTTGGTTACCCACCTGCAAAGCCGCAAGCTGTTGCTGGAACGGAGTGTATGCCGCTTGATACTGCTGAAGACCGAGCTGGCCCGTCTGCGTACCGAGCTGTCCGAACTGACCAGCCAGTTGACCTTGGTTCATCATCTCCTGCTGAGCCTGTCCCATTGCTTGGAAGCTGGCCGCGTTCTGCGCCTGCGCCTGAGCACGGGCCGTAGCCGCGTCTTCTGCTGTGCCGCCGAACTGGCTACCACGTACACCACCGCGTCCCTGAGCGTACTCACGGGCCTGCTGTTGTGCGCGTTGCTGATCCAGCATAGGCTGTTGCATAGACATGGCGCGGTTGTAGACTTCCTGCTCCCGTGCCCCTGTGTCCATGCCCATAGCGTTGCCTGCCGCCTGCATACCGTACTGCTGGTAGGGGTTGTTCATCCCCATCATCTGCTGGGCACCCTGCATCATGCTCTGGTCAGGGCCTACGCCGACGTTAAGCGAGCCATCAGCGGAATACTGAGACTGACCCATGCCGGTCGTTACGCCGTAGCCTTTGAACTTGGCGTCTTCCTGCAAACCTGCGGCTAGCTCGCCCATCTGGTTTGCGTATTGCTGGCCTCTATCTGAAATCAGATCGGCATAGGCAACACCGCCAGCCAAAGCCCCAACGCCTTGTACTGTGTCCCATAATCCGCTCACAATAATCTCCCTAATAAGGTCTGTATATTAACTTCCTGAAGGCTAAAGCTGTTTCCGTTTATGTCCATATCAATTCCAATGATAAGGGCCTCACCGCTTCCTTTGCCATTTACTTTGTATCTCTTGATGGTACTAACAGCGCCACCGTAGCTGTCTACCCCGTACTGAGCAATGCCGTACTTCGACGGCGGGGTAGCTCCTATAGTTAGCCCTCTGCTCTTGGGAGGCGTAGCATAATCGAACGACCAAACAGCCGTGGCGTTTCCTGCGGAGAATGTAGATACGCAGGTGTAGTCGATCTGCTTCACAAACTTCAAGTTAGCTGGCTGGCCGAAGGTCATTGCTGGGGAGGCGTACCTAAACACATACGCGTTGCCGTCCCACTGCTGATACCCTCTATACTCCAGTATCCCGTTGTTGTTGGTAGACCCTAGCAGGACCATAGATCCCGTAGTGAACTCAACATACACCGATCGCCTATGGACGCAGTTGGTCCACTTGGTCACCCTCAAGCCCCCTGTAGGGGATGGGGCACGCATGTCCAGAATGTAGCCAAGGCCCTGCTCGGGGAACATCACAACCGAGACAGACTCTTCAGGCCAGTAGTCAATACTGATACTGTCCTTGTCGCCCGTCTCCTGTATAATCGTTGAGATCTCCCGACGCACGTTAAGCGTAAGGTCTCCCAGCGGGGAAGACTTCTCTTGGATGGTACGGCCTAACGAGCGCACGCCTGTGTCGTCTACGAACAGTACGTCGTTCCCTGTCACAGCCACGGCATCCTGAGTAACACACCCGATATTGCTAATGGCATCTTGCAAAAAGATACCACCTTCGGATGCTGGATCTCCTACTGGATTTCCCCAGATCAATATGGACCGCCGTCCGAATACGAACAGTGCCCCGTTGTGTGCCACGATGGCGCGTATATCGTCTGAACCCGTGGGCCAATATTCCCGTAGGTCTATCAAGCCACCTGTGTTCTGGGTGTCCTCGGGAGTAGCCCGTCCGTCGTACCACTGAGTACCTATCAGGAGGTCGGAGTAGTATATGACGTTGTAGTCCCCATTCACCCCGCTAACCCACAGCCTACCGTAGGCCGAGCAAGCGATGTCGCCATCTATCTCGGAAGCTATAACTCCCGTGTCGTCCTGCGGAGGGATGAAGTCTCCAGTGAACAGCTTCTGCATGGTCGTTCCGTCCCAGACCATAGCCTCGTTACCTGCCGAGAAGACGTAGAATGCGTCGTTGAACGATACAATCTTAGCCTTATCTAGGGCGGTGGGGTTGGACACTACAGGCATCGACACTTCATTCAGTTGCCACTGCGCCCCTACCTTATCAAGGGTAGCGAAGAAGTAGTCTGTCTGAACTATCGATCCTGTGATGCTGAGCTGATCAACCTTAACGATTGCCACTACGTACTGCTGACCGTTTATCGACCCCGTATCAAGCGTAATGATCTCCATGTTATCGGAGTCACGCTGTACGTTATGCATATAGGTGAGGTTGTATACCTTGGTCAGCGAAGCAAAAGCCTTGCGTGAGCCAATACGCCCATACTGATCTATGACGGCGTTGTTGGCTGTGAGGCAGAACCCCGGATCTTGTGCCGTGGGGGACTGCTCTGTGTTCAGCCCCATACTACCGGGGGCCGGTATAGTAATGTTCTGCTGTTGTTGTACTGGCATTAGGAGTACCAAATATCGTCAAGTGAGTTAGTAGCCGCGTCGATTGCAATAGCATCCGACATGTAGCTTTGAGCCACGCGGAGAAGATCCGTAGAAGTCTGGCCACCTACCTCTCCACGCTCGCGTGCCGCCATAGCCATCGCGGTGTAAACCACGGGCTTAGACGGAACCAAGCAGAGGTCGGTGTCTTCCTGTAGATCTGGCTGTGCTTTGTAGCCATACACGTAGAACGTGGACGTTCCCTTTGGCACAGGAGACAGACGAATCTGAAGGTTCAGATTTGCATCCACCCCGCTGGCCGCGTAGTAGCAGGGGGTGTTCTCCCCGCCCGTCAGCGCATCCCTACGTATCTTGCTTATAGGTGCCTCAGCTATCCGGTGCCCCTCTGAGGATAAGATCTCCTCCAGAACAACGGAATCACCAGAGTCGGCTAGGGCATACGTATGCGTGCCCTGTGCCGTGCTGATGGTCCACTCCGCCCGTAGTGCGTTCCATGTGTGGGCCTGCTCGACCACCCGCTTCGCGTCGTTGACGAACTGCTTCACCATGTAGGCTACAGGATCGTCAAGCAACGCGGAGGATGAACCACCCACAGAGTCTATAGTGTCTTCCCGCAAACGAATCAATACATCGTTCACTAGGTTCAAGTAGGTCATTACGATCCTCCGCTTAGATAGCCTTTAGCCTGACCAATCAGTTGTTTGATAGGCGCTAGCTGTTTCTTTTGATAGTCGGTGAGGGTGGTGTAGCCGAACAACTCACCCCAGTCTGGGTCGCCGGACATCATGCCGGTGCCGGAGCCTGAGCCATTGCCTGAGCCATCGCCGTCACCACTTCCGTCACCTGAGCCGC